AGAGGAAGTGGTCAAGGCTTATGACAGCTTGCGCTCCTATTCCAACAAAGCAGACCTTGGCCGCTACTGCATTCTCTATGCCATTGGTGGCTGGTATTTTGACATTGGCATTCGGTTGCATTCGCCAGTGGAGCTTGCTGAGCGCATTGACTTCCTTGCGTTTCGTGAAATCCAAAAGTTTACTGGCACTTGCTGGGCGTGCATGACTGCCGTGTTATTCTCCAAGCCTCGCAACCCAGCGCTGCTTAATGCAATCAGCCAGATTGTTGAGAACTGCGAAAACAAATACTATGGCATCACCCCATTGTCCCCCACTGCTACTCCCGTGCTAGGGCAAGCATTGGCGCGTCATGGTGAGCAAGCATCGTTTGTTTATGGTGACTTCCTAGAGCTTACGCCTACGCACGAAAGGCGGAACACTGCTTTTGTGCTGCCTGATGGAACGATCCTTGCATGGGGCAAGCCTGCAAGCGGTGGCGACTTGTCTGCATTGGGCGCAAAGGGCACTAACAACTACAATCAACTTTGGCAAGATCGACAGCTCTACCAATGAAATACTTTCTCGACTTTGGCACCCACTATTTAGACAATGGCGGGAAGTATTCAGGTTGCGAAAGCGGCTTGCTTACGTTTGAAAAGCAACTATTCTTTGGCAAGGAACCTCCCTATGACTGGCATGTTCTTACGTTTGAGCCGTCTGCTCATGCAGTACAGGCGAATAAGCCCGTCATTCCCTCCATTGAAAAACGCTTTCTCTCGTTTCAGGCTTTTCATGCTGCCATTGGCGCGGAAGATGCTTTGGTGATGTTTAAGTGGCTGCCTGGATGGAGCGCTGCTTCTACTTGCGTGATGGAGCCATTGGCGGAAATCAAGCGGCACCATTGCGAAGAGTTTTACGTGGAGTCAATGGACGTAAAGCGAGTGGTACAAGAAATCATTGACGCGGACAATGGTGCCGCCATCTATGTCAAGTGCGACATTGAAGGAGCAGAGTTTACCGTTTTACCACGTCTTTTGGAAGTCGAAAACGTGGGGCAATGGGTGAAGGCTGTTTATGTTGAGTGGCATGATCGTTTCTGGCAGGGAGAGCCGCGTCACAACGAAATTTTGCAGATCAAGGCTGCGATTATGGAAGACTGCGCCAAGTCAAGAGTGGCGCTTTATGACTGGGTTTGAACCGGGAGCGAAAGATGAGCGGGCGGATAAGGCTCGTACTGATTGTATCCCTAGGATGGTTGAGAGTCGCCGCGCAGGGCAATGATTGACCACATGCTTGAAGAGGATGATGACGATGGCATTGGCATCATGCAAGCGTTGTCCATCTTGTCTGCGCATGAGCACCGTGACACTCCCCATTGGCGGCTAGTAGAGCAGCAGCATTTTAAGAATGGGCGCCACGATGAAACCCACATGTTTGTCGAAAATTACTACGAAAAGCCGCATGAGGACTACACGCCAATCAAGATGTTGGTGTTTGAAGCAGAGGCTATTGCCAAAGCCTATGTGATGACTGGCGTTGAGCAGCAAGTGCGGGCCATTAGAGGTCAGGGCTTTGATGATGACGACGATGGTTGATTGGCGTAGACGAGGTAGTTGGGCATTCCAAGTAGCCACAAAATAGAAAGGTTGTAAAGACCGCTTAACACGCGGATTTGTGCGCAATCTGGGGAAATAATGCCATTCTCCATTCGCGAATAGGAGCTTTGGCTGACATTTAACTTGCGAGCCACGTCGTTCTGACTCATGCCACTGTGTAAGCGAGCTGCTTTTATGTGAGCAGCAATTTTGGCTTTGGCCTGCTTGTAGCTCATTTTTGGCACGTCAAACGAAAGCAAGTGGGCAGTCACGTTATTCAGTATTGAATAGGATTGTGAGTTAGTGTAACGCATTGGTTAGCGTTATGGCATGAGCGAAACTTCTTTTCGTTACGACTTTTCTCCTATCGACAAGTACGAAGTAACGCCGGAAGGCTATCTTCGTGCTTGGGCAACGATTGCGCGTACTGGTGTGCAACTGTACGCCGACGCCGATGGTTCCATTCGTAAAGAGTATCGTCCAGACGAGGAAGTTGGTTCAGCAGAAAGCCTTGCTTCATTTGCGGGCAAGGTCGTAACACTTGAACATCCCAGCGTTCTTCTTGATAGCGTCAACACCAAAGAACACCAAATTGGTTTCACTGGTACGGAAGTGGTTTATGACAACGGCTTTGTCCGTGCTGTTATGACCATCACCGACAAGGCATCTATTGAGAAGATTTTGCGGAAAGATGTTCAAGAAGTTAGCGCTGGCTACAGGGTTGATTACGACCCTACGCCTGGCGTCACACCGGACGGTGAACACTATGACGGCATTCAGCGCTCAATTAGTGGTAATCACGTGGCCGTTGTTAGGCGTGGCCGTGCTGGCCCGCAAGTGAAGTTGCATCTTGATCGCCTTGATGCAGCAAGTCCCAACCTACTCATTACAGAGGAACCATCTATGACTGCAAAAGTCAATTTTGATGGCGCTGAGTTTGAGGTGAGCGAAAGCGTAGCGCTGGCGATCACCAAAGAACGAGACGACGCCCGCATGTCCTACGAGGACATGAAGAAGAAGTATGACGGCATGATGGCCGAAGCATCCAAGATGAAAGAAGAAATGGATGCAATGAAAGGCAAAACAGACGCTGCGGAAGGCCGCGCTGATGCTCTGGCTCAGGAGATTGACAGCCTCAAAGCTGATCTTGAAACCGCCAAGCAAGTGAACGTGGATTCGCTTGTTGAAGAGCGCATTGCCCTCATCGACAAAGCTCGCGCCAGCCTGGACAGCGAGTTTGATTTTGCTGGCAAGTCTGCCCGTGAAATCATGGAAGCCTCCATTAAGGCTGTTCGTGGTGACAGTGATCTTTCGGAGCGTTCCGACGATTACGTGATGGCCATGTTCGACACCCTTGCGGAATCATCCCGCCAGGATTCGTCCTCTACTGCCAGCCTCCGTCAGGCTGTGGCGTCTATCGCTGCTCCTGTGTCTGCTCCATCGTCCTACATGGAACGCATCCAGAACGGCTGGAAAACCCCCCTTTCCGTTACTAAGAAGGAGAGCTGATCATGGCTGTAACTTTTACCACCACTGTTACCGGCGTGCCCGGTGGCGTGCAGCAGGACTATTCCATCAAGCACGACCCTCTTCTGGAAGGTCAGCTCAGCGACATGCGCGACAACACCATTGGCACCTATGTCAATGAAACTGGCGCGGTGCTTGCTTTTGGCAACGTGCTCACCTACGCAAGTGGCGGCACTGTTGACAACAGCGCTCAAACCATTTCTGGCGTTGTTGCTCCTGTGGTTGGCGTGAACGTACTCACCTACGTTGACGAAACCGCTAAGGATGCCAATGATCGCCCTGGCGTGAAAGCCAATCAGGCTCTCAACGTGGCCAATGAAGGTGCCGTTGCCGTGTTTGTTCACGGTTCCGTCACTCCGGCTTCTGTTGTGCGTGTGGTTCACTCTGGATCGACTGCGCGGCCTGCTGGACAGTTTTCTGCCACTTCCATCTCCGGCGTTACCGCCGTGCTGTCCAATGCTCGCTATCTGACTAGCGCTGCTTCTGGCCTGGCAATCCTGGAACTGAACGGCCCGTCGTTTGTTCTGACCGCTGACACCACCACCGCTTGATAGGAGGCCCTAACAATGTCTGAATTTCGCATGGACGAGGCGGGCCTGTTTCTTGAGCGTCAGCTTGAGTACATCCGCCCCCAAGTATTTGAAACCGTTTACGCGGACATCAAATACCCCATAATCCTGCCTGTGACTGCCGAAGCCGGTAACGCAGCGCAAACGTTCACCTACCGCATCATGGACAGCACGGGCGAGTTCCGGCTGATCTCTGATAATGCTGACGACCTTCCCCGGTCGGACGTAAGCCAGGTGGAGAAGAGCATCAAAATCCGTTCGTTCGGTAGCAGCTTTGGCTACACCGTGCAGGAACTGCGTGCTGCGCAAATGGCCAACGTTGCTCTTGAGCAGCGTCGTGCCAATGCAGCGCGTCGTGCCTATGAGGAGAAAGTTGAGGAAATCGCCATGTTCGGTGAAGCTTCGGCTTCGCTGGAAGGCTTCTTCAATAACGCCACTGTGGACGTGCTTCAAGCCGACAAGTGGTTCACCGACTCTGGCACCACTTCGCAGGAAATGCTGGATCTGTTGAACTTTGGCATCACTGCCATCATCAACGGCTCCAAGATGAAGGAGCAGCCTGACACCATTCTGCTGCCCTATGAGGACTTCCGCGTGCTGTCCACTCGCCGTAACTCCGATTCTTCGGACGTGAGCGTGCTGGAATACTTCCTGCGCACCAACCCGTTCATCACCTCCATCGAGCCGATCAACCAGCTCGACAAGGACAACAGTGGTCTGACCACCAATCGCATGGTGATTTACCGGCGCGATCCGCAGAAAGTGCAACTGCACATTCCGCAACCGCTGGAACTGTTCCCTCCTCAGCAGCGTGGTCTTGAGTTTGTGGTGCCTGCTCATGCGCGTGTGGGTGGCGTGTCCATCTACTACCCCAAGAGCATGATCTACGTGCAGGACAACTGAGGAGAATGAAGTTTGGGGCGTTAGGCTTAGCGGCAGTTCTTTTGAACCACCAATGCTTATTGCTTATCGCCCTGAACTGGAAAATCCGCCACGTGAAGGGGGCTTTGGCGTGATCACCAGTCTCGGGATTATTCAACTTAGTCCCGGCGTCAATGCAGACGTGCCTGATGCCCGATGGGACGAGGCTCGTCAAAATCGAATGGTGAAACGCTTGATGGCCATTGGTGCCATCGAAGAGATGAAGGACATGCCGACTGTGCAAGACATTCCGCACGACGTGGAAACCCTGTCTCAACTTGCACAGCGTGATGCTCTCAGCATGATTGAAATCATGCACGATGAAGAGCAGCTTCAGTCTTGGAAAAAGATTGAAGGGCGTGTCCGCATCCGCAATGCCATTGGCCGCCGCTGTGAGGCCATTCGTACGGGGAAGGCATAACCATGGCCGTCACTTACGAAAACTTCCTTGAGCGGTTTCCTGAGTTCATTCCCCATCCATCGGGGATTGTCAATGGGGCCATCACGGAGGCAACAGCAGACGTGGGTTCAAGCATTTTCGGAGACCAAACCGAACGTGCAACCAAGCATCTTGCTGCCCACATCATTGCCATTCAACTAGCTCAAATGGGCGTTCAAATTGGCGCCACTGACGGCACAGTGTATGGCAAGGGACTTGAGGCCACTCAATATGGCCAAGAGTTCAAACGAATGCTTGAAACCGTCGCCGGTTCATCTTCCATTGGCTTCGTCGCATGATCAACGGACTGTCGCCACTTGCTAATGCCACCTTGGTGTGGCAAGTGTCGTCAGGCTATGCTCTCGATGAAGAAACTGGTAATTACGTTGGCCTGTCATCAGGCATCACGTATTTTGCCACGCTAAGGCAAAAGAACAATCCACGGTATGATCACCTTCTAGGCGCTGACAACACGGCAGTGTACATGGAAGGCAGACTGACAGGGCCTTTGGCATTGTCGGGCATCACTCCTGGAAGCTCTGCTGCTGCAACGATCAATGGGAGAGAAGGAAGGTTTGAGCTATTGCCTAACGAGCACATTGCTGAACATTACTGGCAGTTTTTAGGCACGCCAATCAGGGGCATTTTTAGACTGGTTGGCAAAGGAAGCGTACAGAACGTCTGACGCTTAACCACTTTCTCTTTCCATTGAGGACTTTTCATGGCACTCTACCACCCCACTGAATTGGTTAAGAGCCAAGACGTTGTTGTACGTGTTGGCGCTATTCCACTGGCTTCTGGCCGTCCGATCATCACTCAGAGCGGCGCTACATTCACCGTGAGCGGGGCTCCGCAACTGTTTACTTTGCAGGCTGCCACCACGGCTTCTATTGCCTTCAATGATGGCAACCAAGAGTTTTACCTGCTGGGCGGCGGCGGTTTCGCTGATAGCGTGATCGTTACCAGTCAAGCCACTGCTTCTATCACTTCCTACTTCCAGAAGGATGTTGATGGCACGGTGTTCATTCCTGATAGCTTTGACGAAGCTTTCCAGGTGATCACGGCTGCACGCTACGACAAAAACCATGAGGTGTATGTTGAAGTGAACAAGCAGCTTGGTGTTTCTGGCAATACGTTCTTCTACGACCGCACTGCTTTTGTTGCTTGCGTGATGAACTACAACGAGAACTTCCCGGCTGACAACCTTGTGGAAGTGACCTTCGATTTAGTGAGCCGTGGTCGCATTGGCATTCACCAGCGGGCCACCAGCTCTGGTAGCATCATTCCTGTTGCTCCCAACTGACTTTCTTCCCCATAGTCTTGCTAACCTCTCCTTGCGGGGAGGCTTTTTATTGTGAACATCATTCAGCTTCGTAGTTCCATTACGAGCTTGCTTACGGCCAGCCCCGACTTGATTGGCACGTATTTACTGCCTGGCGGACAGGAGGTGCCTGCAATTTTTGTAGTGGGGCAAAAGCGGGTGCCGTCAGAGTGGGCGGTTGCTGGCATGGAAGTAACCATCAGGCAACACCCTGACTTGTTACCAAGAGCAGGCGTGGGCATTGCTAATGTGTTGAAACGATGGGAAGTGGTGTTGGTGCAATATGATCCTGACGGAAAGGAAGTGGCAGAGGCAATGGAGCGAATCACTAGGCGGTTTCCTGATGCTACGTTGAGCTATGCGCCTGGTGATGACGTGGCGTATGAACGGTGTCGCATTGTAATCCCTGACCGTGAAGTGCGTACGTTGATTGGTTACAAAGGATGAAGCTATTAAAAAGCACCTGCGGTAAGGTGTGGTTGTTTGATTGTGCAGTTGAAGCAGACTGCCTAACGGCAGGGTTGGCTTGCTTTCTGCCTGAATGTCCAACGGTGTGCACGCTGCAGACCAAAACCAAAGTGCTTTCCATTGAGCTTTCTCCTCGGGCGATTGGCAAGCCTGTGCCTGTAAGAATCATCAACGCTAGACTTCCCCTACTTGATTATTGTCCATGAGCCGCTATTCAGACTTTTTCTTGGTCAGCAGCCCTGACTATTGCGAGCTGACGGAAAAAATGCGCATTCGCAGCTACGGTTGTTGGCTGACTGAAGAGGCATGGTTGCGGGAAGCACAGAGCAAAAAACAAGCTCGCTTTACGCTGGCCCTGATTCGCATTGCTAGGAAGATTGCCAAAGAGCGTGACGTGACGGAAGATGAAGCCTTTGCAATGTTTGAAGCGCAAGGCAATGATCGTGGAGAGTTTTTCGCTGGCTACGAAGAAGAAATTGATGCTGCAATGACGCAAGCGCTGACGAACAAAGAGCGCAGCGAAGAAATGGTTACCTTGTTTATGAAGAACAGGGGCGAGGTGTTGGAAGGGAAAAAATGGCAGCCTACGGACCAATGGACGGTAGATGATACGTGTAAACTACCTACGGCATTGATGCGTAAGATTGAGGAGTTTATGAAGGAAGAAGATGACAGGCCATCAGTTGAGCAAGACGACGAGGACGAAGATTCCCCAAAGTAGAAGGCTTGTCCAAGCTGGAGGAATCCTGTGAGGTGACGCTTGCCACGGCAACGGACTGGGGAGGTTTGTATGCAAGGGTTGCTTGCATGAACCTAACCGACCCATTGTTTCATGCTGGTAATTTTGCCAAGGTGCCTTTGAAGCTTTTGCGCGTGGTGCTTGAAACGGCAATGCAGCAGCGCCAGCAGGAGACTAATGCTAATAGTATTTCGGCTGCAAAGCTGGCTTGTTTGGTTTATAGTGCATTAGGCGGGAAAGGAAAAGGCGCCACGGTTGAGTCTTTCTTGCCTTACGAGAAAGAGAAGGATACCAACGGCTTGCAGGATACCACTATTGCCGCAATGCAATGGGCATTGAAGAACGAAAAAATGCCGCCTGCCATTGTAGGCATTCTTGGCGCTGAACTTGCTTAGACTATGAGAATGAATAGTTAGCAGGATGAGCTACACAGTTCGCTTTGAAAGCAATGCTACTAGCACAGATGCTTTGATCGCAAGCACTGTGGACAAGCTTTTAACGCTTTCGCAAAGCGTCAAGGATATTCCAGGCGCTAGTCTGACCGAAGATCAAGCCAAGAAGTTTGCACGGTTACGCAATGTGTGCAAGCGAACTCTAGACAGGACCATGGATTGGGCCGATCAAGATTTTGATCAGCAAATAACCACTTCGCAATGGGACTGGAAGGGAAATGACGTTTTTACGCGCAGGCGTAATGGTCAAGTAGTGAGCGAGCCAAGAGACATTGTTGACACTAAAACACTGTTAAATAGTAAACAGCGCATTAACGTGGATGCGGATACTGAAGATTTTACGTGGGAAGCAGGTTACGCAGAAAAAGTGCACGATGGTTACACGGCAAAAAATGGATCAGCTTACCCAGCGCGTCCATGGACCGAAAAAACTTTGGACATTGTAGACGATGCTGTTGACAGCATTTTTGCCTTGGAAACGCTTTAAGCCATGAACCGTCGTTATACAATCAATTTTTCCACGAACGCATCGCGGATTAACGATCAGCTAGACACGGTTATTCGCAAAATAGCCGACGTTAAAAATATCGGTGCAACCGTCAAGATCCCTCTTGACACTGCTGATTTTAATAAGGCTATTGCGACTACGTTTCAACAGCTTGATCGTGAAATTAACAAACTTGAGCGCAGGCTTCGCAAAGTAAACATTGGGAGCGATCTTTTTACGTCTACTCAGCGGCGCATTGGAGAGCTTCAAGGGACAAGGCAGCGCGGTCAACTGGCTGGCGAGGCTATCAGGGCTGGCGCTCAAGCCCAAGCTTTTGACATTGGCTCGTTGGCTAGGTATGAGCGTGTGCTGAGAAGCCTGCAAATCCAAGCGTCCCTCATTGCTCCTAACACGAAAGAATGGGTGGAGTTGCAGCGTAACATTGGCATTGTCAACACCGACCTAAGGAAAACACGTAATGCTGCCGAGGCCATACAAATTAAAGCTTCACTAGGAGCGTTTGCGCCTGGCAGC